TTCTTCTCTGATCTTGTGGCCCATAAGGAGGTGCGCGAGACCTATCTGAATACCGCCGCCGCGGCAGATCTGCGCGGCCGCGTCGGCGAAGAGGTCAGCTTCGGCGGCATCACCTTCCGCCGCTATCGCGGTGGCCTAGGCTTCGGCGTGCCGACTGACAAGGCGTATTTCTATCCCGAAGGCGTCGAGGGGCTCTTCGAGATCTACTATGCCCCGGCGGACACGTTCGAGACGGTGAACACGCTGGGCCTGCCGCTTTATGCGCGCATGATCCCGGACCGCGACCGTGACGAATGGGTGCGCCTTGAGATCGAGAGCAACCCGCTGCCGATCTGCACCCGGCCGCAGGTGCTGCGCTCGGCCAAGCGGACGTGATGCGTGCCTTTGCCGACGCGCTTGGTGTCCTCTTCGCGGACCCGAATCTCTCTACCCCGGCTCTCTACCAGCAATCCGGCATCGGGGTGGAACGTGGGGTCCGCGTGATGCGCCGCAATCCAGACCGGATGGTCGAGTTTGGCGCGGCGCGGCTGGTCAGCGACAGCGTGGTGCTTGATGTGCGCGTCAGTGACTGTCCGGAGCTGGCTGCCAATGATCGGTTCGAGATAGGGGGCGAGATATTCGTCGTGCAGGGCGCGCCACGGCGTGATTGCGAACGTTTGGTCTGGACGGTGGAGCTTCTGCCCTGGTGGCCGGACCCGCATGCCGACCTCGAGCATTGAGGCGAGGATGTCATGATCCGCATGGACATCGTCGGTGACATCGGTGCCATGATGGTTGCCGAAATCGCCGCTGGCGAAAAGGCCGTCACCAAGGCCGTAAGCGAGGCAGGCAGCAGGCTCAAGACGGCTTGGCGTGGCCAGATCACCGGCGCAGGTCTGGGCGCACGGCTGTCGCGCACGATCCGCTCGGAGCTTTATCCCAAGGGTCAGCCCAGCCTTAACGCAGCGGCGCTAGTTTGGTCAAAGGCACCGGTGATCGTTGGCGCGCATGACGAAGGGGCGCTGATCCGGTCTCGAAACGGGTTCTGGCTGGCCATCCCCACACCCGCCGCCGGCAAATCCACCCGCGGCGGCCGGATCAGCCCGGGCGAGTGGGAGCGCAGGCGTGGACTGCGGCTGCGTTTCATCTATCGGCGCAGCGGGCCAAGCCTGCTGGTGGCCGAAGGTCGGCTGAACAGCCGCGGGCTGGGCGTGGCCTCCCGCGCCAAGACAGGCCGGGGGCTGACCACCGTGCCGATCTTCCTGCTGGTACGCCAGGTAAAGCTGAGGAAGCGGCTGGATCTGGATCGGGCCGCCAAGGCCGCGCAGGACGGCATCCCCGGCGCAATCGTGGCGAATTGGGTCGCGGATCGGATTTGATGATCAGGCGTGCGCTTGTGTTGCTTTCTCTTGACCTGTCTTATGACGGTGTCGGCGGGGTTCTTCGGTCTCGCCAAGGCCTTCTAGCGCGATCGGAGCCTTACCCGGAAACTCGACCATNAGCTTCAGGTTGCCGCCCATCGCGCGAACATAGCTTGTCAGGGTTGAAAGGAGAAGGTCGCTTTGCCGCTCNTATTTCGCGACCGTTGCCTGNTGGATGCCCAGTGTCTCCGCTAACTGCACTTGGGTCATTTCTTTNGCTTTNCGCAANTCTTGCAAGGTCAGATATTCNGTATGCANACGNTCAGCCTCAGCCTCCACNTTTGCACGACGTGCAGCATCCATCGCNGNGAGTTTNTCTTGGAGGGTTCGTGCCATGGTCATGATCCTTTCCGTCGTTGCAGATGATTGTCGAACCGTTCATCGGCTCGCGCGATCAGCTGCCTGTAGAAGCGCTTTTCGCTGCCACCTGATTTGTCCCCGCCGACGAGCAGAATCGCCTGTCGATCAGGATCGAACGCGAAGGCGATACGCCAAACGCCATCTGCTGCATTGCAGCGTAATTCTTTCATGTTCGCGTGCTTCGATCCGGTGAGGGTGTCAGCATGCGGTCTACCAAGTGATGGGCCTTCACGCTCAAGAAGAAGAGCACGAGCAAGGATCGCATCCTGGACCTGTGGCGCCAGTGTGTCGAACTCTGGCTCGAATTCTTCTGCGAATAACACAGTCCACGGCATCTGGCCCTCATTGCTTTCAGGCTATATAGCCCCGAGGCTGTTATATTGCAATACCGATTAATGAGCGTCCGTCTATGCCCACCCCCCGTGAAACCATCCTGACCGCGCTTGCTGACCTGCTCAGCACAGTGCCCCGCGTTCCGGTCCTGCGCGGCGAGGTCCTGCCCGAACGCATCCCGCCCTCGGGCCTGATGATCCTGCGCGATGGGAACCCGGGCGAGCCGGGCGTCACGCTGTCACCGCTGATGTACCATTACCAGCACCGCGCCGAGCTCGAGGTCATCGTACAGACCGGCGATGAGCGTGACGCGCGCTTTGATCGGCTGATCGGGCGCATCGGTGCGGCCATCGCCTCCGATCGCACGCTGCGCGGGCGCTGCGACTGGGTCGAGGCCGAGGCGCCTGAACCAGTCGATCTGCCAATCGAGGGCGCCGCGGCGATCAAGGCCGCGGTGGTACCCATCATCCTTCATTACGCCACCAGCAACGCGCTGGCCTGACCACCTGACATTTACGGAGATAGACGATGGTACGAGCCCAAGGGGCGCGGGCGCAGATGGCGCTGGCGTTCGAGACGAGTTATGGCACGCCGCCTGCAAGCGGCTTCACCCGGATGCCCTTCGCCAGCACCACGCTTGGGGCCGAGCAGCCCCTACAGGCCTCGGAACTGCTCGGCTACGGGCGCGATCCTCTGGCGCCCATCAAGGATGCGGTGACGGCCGATGGTGATGTTGTCATTCCGATTGACGCCGAGGCTTTTGGCTTCTGGCTCAAGGCGGCCTTCGGGACGCCTTCCACCACAGGCTCTGACAGCTATACGCACCAGTTTACCTCTGGCAGTTGGGCGCTGCCCTCCTTTGCCATCGAGACCGCCATGCCAGAGGTGCCGCGCTATGCGATGTATGCAGGCTGCATGGTCGACAGTCTCAGCTGGCAAATGGCGCGCTCAGGGTTGCTGACGGCCACGGCGAGTATCGTGGCGCAGGGCGAGATGGTCGGTACGATTAGCGCGGCTGGCACGCCGTCCGACATCACCCTTAAACGGTTTGGGCATTTCAACGGGGCGGTCACCCGTAATGGCGCGAGCATAGGTAACGTTGTCTCCGCCGACCTTACCTATGCCAACAACCTCGACCGGATCGAAACCATCCGCGCGGATGGCAAAATCGACGGGGCGGACCCATCCATTGCCGCGCTTAACGGCAATATCGTCGTGCGCTTCGCCGATCAGACGCTGGTGCAGCAAGCCATCAATGGCGAGGCCTGCGCGCTGGAGTTTTCCTACACGCTGGCGACGGGTGAAAGCCTGACGCTGACCGCCCATGCCGTCTATCTGCCGCGTCCGCGGATCGAGATCTCCGGGCCGCAGGGCGTACAGGCAACCTTTGACTGGCAGGCGGCCAGCGATCCGGGTGTGGGGCGCATGTGCACGGTGACACTGACCAACACCCGGGAGGACTATTGAGATGCTGCGACTGAATCTGACCCATGAGGCGCACTGGCTCGATCTTGGCCATGGCGTCGAGATTCTCGTCGCGCCCATGACCACGGCGCTGATGATGGCAGCACGCAAGGAGGCGCAAGGGCAGATCACGCTGCCCGATGCGCCTGACGCAGATGCCAGCGACCTCGACACCGACAGTATTGCGCTGGCCATGGCCAAGGCCGTGGCGCGCATCGCCATCCAGGACTGGAAAGGCGTTGGCGATGACAACGGCTTTTCCATTCCGGTAAGCCCCGAGGGCATCGACGCGCTGCTCGACATCTGGCCAATCTTCGAAGCTTTCCAGACCAAATATGTCGCTCGCGCGATGATCCTGGACGCGGAAAAAAACGCCTCACCGCTCTTGCCGACTGGGAGTTCGGCGGGGGCGGCGACTACTGCCAAGCCTGCAAAGGGTCGTGCCCGGACTGCCCGCAAAGCCTGAATGCACCCAGAACGTTCGAGGGCTGGCAGGTCTGGGACCTTGTCCAGCGCCTCGGTGGCCAGCTGCGGGTCTCTGGTAATGCCGTGATCGGATGGGACATCGGCGCGGCACTGCTGCTAGGTGCTGCCCTTGGGATTTCTACCACTGCCATCGCCGAACTGCTGCCGCCCATCGAGGCGGTGATGGTGCGCAAGGTCAATGACGAGATGGCTGCCATGCGAGGGTGACCCTCAGGCAGACAGCTTTGCGATGAGCGTCACCCCGGGAAGCCCTTCAAAATGCGCGTCGCAGGTCAGGACGCTCGCCCCTTGCGATCGGGCAGTCGCAAAGATGACCGCATCTGCGGTGGCCAGCCTGTATTCCCGGCAGGCCTCGGCCGCTGCCAGCGCAATCTCGGTGTCGAGCGGCACGATTTGGCAGACTTGGGTGAAGGCGATGGCCTGATCTGCCTTGTCCTCGCCAACTTCGCGCGTCAGCCATTTAGCCAGCTCAAGCTGAACCATGGTTGGCACGAGCCAATCCGACTGCGCAGGAAGATACTCGACCAGGCTTTCACCCGTGGCGGAGCCAATCAGCCATTCGATCCAGGCAGATGTATCGACGAGGATCATCACACCCGGTCCGAGCGGTCGCGATAATCGCTGGGGGCGGCGCCGCGCGCCAGGCCCTTGAGGGCATCGCGTTTTGGGACCGGGACCAGAAGCACACCAGTTCCCTTTGGAATGAAGGCAAAGGTCAGACCAGCCTCCCAATGCTGTGCCGCCCGAACGGCCTTCGGGATCGAGATTTGGTACTTGGCAGACAAGGTCGCTGTCTCTGGCATGATCATACGCCTCCGTGATCGATAAGAGTAACGTAAGACAAGTAGTCCCCTGATTCAAGGACCAAGCCCGATGGCCACCAAGCAAGTCTCTGTCCGCTTGTCCGCCACGGGCGGGCGGCAAGTGCGCGCTGAACTGGAGGGCGTGGGCGAGGCAGGCGCGCGGGGTTTCGGCCGGCTCTCTGCCGAGATGCGCGAGGCTAATGCGCGGCTGACGGCCTTCGCACGCCGTGCCCAGATTGCTGCCACCGCTGCGGCGACGGCGCTCGCGGGTGCCGCATTGTCGAT